ATTTGAGCCACGTCGGATTGACGCAAGAAAGCAACCATCCACTCATTCCCATTACGAACAGATTGGCAATCTACTGTCTCAACAAAGTAACGACCATCTTTAGTCCGTGCAGCAATGCTCAATGCCACATTCGTTCCATCTTGGCCATACTTGATACCAACAGACAACTTGCCAGATAATTCTGGGACATCATCCACCTTGAGCTCATTCCACTCCGTTTCAGAAATAGCAGATTTCTGGTTGTAAGTTGGCCAAAATCCCAAACGTTGGATATTATGGTCTAGCTTATCCTCACCAAGCTCAGCTTCAATCTTACGCTCATTTAAGTGGTAGCCCATGGATGGATTAGAATTATACCAAGCTTCCACATCGTCGATTTCCTTTTCATCAGAAACCGACCACTCAGCCCAGCCAGAATACTTCCCTTTCCCAAAAAGACAAGTCTCACGATATTTGGTAAAGACCGTACCACTCGATACAGGTGTTGGAGGTGTCCCACACATGATTGTAATAGGATTCTCACTATCCGTAACCGTGTATTTCAAAGCAGATTCTTGCTCGGTCGTGTACTCTTGAGCCTCGTCAATGATCAGCATGTCGAACCCTTCACCAAGACCACCATTAGATGTCCTAGTACGAAATTGGATAACCCCACCTGTTGAATAAAGTTCAATCCGCTCCTGCCCCTTCGCTCGAATGGAATTGAAATCCTCACCATCAAAATACCCCATTTTCTCAAGGTATCGTTTCACCTTCTCAAAAGAGGAATGAGATGTAGAAATTCGGTGAGCCGTGTGCAGGATATTCAATCCCTTATGCAAGCCCCAAATTTCAAGAATATAAAGGATTTCAGATTTCCCATTACGACGAGGAATAGAGTAACCAAACTTCTGATGCATCCAAAGACCGTTCTTGTCAACAGCCATCATGGGTAATAAAAGATTCTTCTGCCAAGCATAGCAAGAAAGACCAGTCCGTTCGTAAAGTTCAATCGCTTCTTTAGCTTTTGAATTTTTCTTGACGTATTTTAAAATCACCGATTGAGTAGGATTCTGATTGCCAAGTTTCTTCCTCGCCATTCCACTTTCCTTTCAATCGTCATCGCATGATAACCCTGTCGCTGGGAGATATTAGATCACCTCCTAATCTTTAATAGCTCGGTTTGAAACTTTAGTGTATACATCTACGTAAGTTTCTTTCTTGTCTCCGTTATGCGTGATTTCTGCATAATCTCCACATTTTTCACCAGACTTGATTTGATTAGTACTAACAAGAGCCTTCCAATTTTGCAAAGTTTTGCTAAACCAAACTACAAAGCAGTCTTCTTCTTTGATTTCACGACCTGCTAAGCGTGAAAATTCTTGCGATGCCAATTGTTTTGCCTTTTTTAACATTTTTTATTCCTTTCTTAACATAAAGAAAACCGTATGGAAAGCCAAACGGTTTATAGTGATTTATAGCAGTTTATAGCAATAGAATTATAAATACCTCACACAGAACCTCCTTTCAATTTATCAAAAAAAAGCACCTAACTTCAAACCCAGTTAAGTGCTTCTATTTAATCGGCTCACCCTTAGCATAAGCTTGTTTCGCTTCTTCTAAGGTCATCTTGTTTGGGCCTCCATCAATGTTGGTTTCACCCGTATTTTGCCAATTACAATGATCACAAATGTCATAAACAGCAGTCAATGTTCCGCAGACCGGACAATGTACATACTCTTCATCATTGATCATCACCAAGTTGCCTTTTCCAATCTTGCTCAAAATAATTCACTCCTTCCTCTGGTTTTAGGATCGTTGTAACACGTCCCCTTTTGTTATCACCCAATGCAAATATATTTTTTTCTAAATCATATCTTACACGTCGGTATTCCGTATCATAACCAAGTACATTATCGCCAATAGGTTCACCTAAAAGTGTTCTCCCTAGTTCAAGATACTGCGATTGTGTAATATTACCAAACTCTTCACTATGCTTTCTGAAATGCCCGTTGAAAGATTTTTCAGTAGGAAAGCTAGCCTGAGACCAACGAACGCGGTCTTTTAGTTCTTGATATCCCTCACCACCATTATACTTCAAATCCTGAAACTTTGCTAGTGAAATAGGAGCATTTTGAACTCCTAAAACATCAACTATTTTCTTGTATTCCTGAATATCTGCCTTTCGATTGTTATCACGCACATCAATATTCATTTGCTTACGAATTTCTAGCTCATTTGAACTATCCTTGCTGAATTTTTTAGTCCAAGAATTCTGACGTTTCCCGTTTTTAGGATGATAATCAATTACACAAGTACAATGCTGATGCCTTCTGTAAAAATTCGCTGGTTCTTCACCGTATATGTAATTTCCTACCAAGCTATCACACCATTTGCAACAACGTCCAGTAGAGTGTCTACTGATCGTCGGTACCAAGCCAGTTTTAGCATGAAACTCCGCATTCTTTCGGATGCTATCATCAATGATTGATTGTGTGAAGTTCACAATAGGTTCACCAAGCAACCAACTGACGTCCTCAAAATTCTCCTCAGACGAAAAGCGATTCACAATCCCAGCAATTCGATCCTGATTTAATTCAGGGACTTGAACTTTCAGACCGATTTTCGCTTCGTCATTCAAATTCTTCTGAACATCGCCAGCGTAACCACTCACAATCTCGTGATTTCGTCCTAGCACGTCCGTCAGCAAGCGTTGAGCGATATTGTAATACATTTTACCGTCCGGTAGTTTTTCGGCGCTCAGAGACGCTCCTAGAGCCTTAGAAAGAATTTCACCAATTTCAATCGCAAACTCATTTGCTGTTTTGTAAGTAGCTTTTTTTCCCTTTAATGCAGCAAAAGCATTCCTGACAATCTCACTCTTACCGAAATCTCTCTCAAATCTCTCCTGAACCTCTTTCAAGATTCCAGGTAAAACATCATGTTCCATCTGTCACTACCTCGCTATTTGCTGGCTTAGCAGACATGTCTCCGGCGATACCAGTAAGGTCTCGAATGGTTTCTGCGTTGATGTAACCAGGTAATGCCTGATTTAGTTTGACAACACCATCACCAATCATAGTCATGGTATTCGCATCCGCTTCAAACAATGGCTCCCACTTGACTGTGGTTCTCACAAATTGGCTTCTAGCATAACGAAACTCATCACGCAAGCAAGCAGCAACATAAGCGACATTTAGCAATCCAGCACCTAGTGAGCGCTGAGCCTTCCGCCCAGCTAAACGCAAATTCTCATGACTAGCCTTGATAGCTTCTACTGACGAAGGGTTATCCGAAACAAAACCAAGGTCATCCAAAGTCAACCCCATTTCACCAGCAAATCCAGCAGCAGCCGTTCTCAGTTGTTCGGTAAACGGTGACATGCTAGCTGTAGTAAACTGTCCAACGCTCGGCTTCTCACCTTTATCGCTTGAAGAAATCGTCAACAAGCTTGATACAGTAGCTTTCCATTTCTCCATAGGTTCCGCATCAGGATCAAGTCCAAGAATGTATTTCTGTGGCCACGAATAGAACTCTGCTGTAATATCAGCTCTCTCTAAAGTTCGCTTAGCGTATTTCTGATAATACATTCCTGCCCTGGTAATACGAGACCGACCAAAAGGACGGACCGCATCAGGACGATGAATGACCGGAACCAGCAGAGGAATACCAGTTTCATTCGTAACCGAGTAAGGTTCCCCATCTTTCGGAATGAAGTGAGTATCATTAGGCTCGAAGTAAGCTTCAAGCGTTGGACGATTGTAATCATCACGAGCCAGAACTGCATAACCTTCTACAAGCAAACCAGTGATAGGATCAATAACACCCGTCGCATTGCTTGATTCAATGACTTGTAATCTCACCTCATCATCTTCACCCTTCGAAATGTAGACAAAAGTACACGAACCAATCAGTGCAGCTAAAATGGCACTATCGAAAAAAATATCAGGATTGTTACGATCAAAGATTTCTGTAACATTAAAATCATCATTAGCAAATGCCCTGAAAATCAAACGATCTGCAAGACTATCAACTCCCTTTGCAGCCCAACCAAGAACAGCTTGATACTTTACCCTGATATGTGCAGGAATTGTGATTCCTGTCGGCGCTTCATAGTGTTGCATCGCATAATGCTTGTACCTCAGATTGACTCTGCTCTGATAGAGATTCAACTTTCTCCTGAGATAGTCAATTCCTCTTAATTCCAAACCGTTCTCCTTTCTTTGTGATGATTTGGCGCGAGAAAAAATGTACAGTGACGGCGTGAAGCTCGCGAGCGCCTAGTGGGAGGGGGATACCCCCCTATACTTTAGCTAGGACTTACTTCACACATATCTATTATTTTTTCAACTTTTAAATATTTTTTTTATTTTTCTTTTTGCAAAAAAAGTATTTTAATTTCTTAATTGAAGCATCAAGCTCTATACCTAGTCCAGTCTCTGGACTGTGGCAAGTTCCTGTTACCTACAACAGTACCATTAGCTGATCTATCATCAGCGTAAAGCTTGTCAGACTTTTGTCTGTTGCATTGCCAGTGAGCAAGTTGTAAGTTACGAATATCTGACGGATGACCATTGCGATTGATTGGAATAACATGGTCAATTACCGGAGATAGAGGATGTGGGTACTTCAATGATTTATCAACGGGGAGTCCACAAATCCCACAAGTATTTTTTGTTTTAAGAATAATATTTTTATTCTTTTCAAAAGCAACTCTGTGAGGACCACTCCGGTCCGGTCTGTCCTTAGGAGTATTCATCTAGGGAGGGGCCTTTCTTTTTAGTAGATAGGGGCTAAAATTTTATGATGTAAGGAGGAGTTTTTCTAGTATCTGACACCCTCGTATATTTAACATATCTTATATTTTGTGACTTTCAAGAAAGTATGATTTAGCCCAATCATGACAATGGGTTTCCGGCTTTTCTTATTTTTTAATTTACCATTTCTCAATATGATAAATAAGTGTGCTTTTAATACGTAAAAGTAAGCATACTTTCGTCAATTTCATCTTGATTGTATCCAATATAATCTAATGTGATGTCTGGAGCAGAGTGATTAAGTATTTGCATTAAAATAGCTATATTCCCATTTTGTTTATAATGATGATAACCAAACGTTTTTCTCATCGAATGTGTTCCGATGTGCTTGAGTCCTGAATGTTTAGCTGCATCATTTAAGAATTGATACACAGCCACTCTACCGATATGTTTAATACTTACTCCGTCACCTCTAACTTTTTTTCTACTTGGAAAAAGATAGTCGTAACTCTCAAGATGATTTTCTTTTATATAACGATTCAAAGCCTTTCGTAATTCTGGATTAACTGCAAATTTTCTTATTTTACCAGTTTTTTTCTCTTTGATTTCAATTCTATCTTGAACTACATGTTTCACTTGAAGAGGAACAATGTCGCTTACTCGTAGACCTGAATATATTCCTACTAAGAAAAGAATATAGTTTCGTTCACTCTTTGATTTCAAGTAATTCTTCATTCTATCAATATCGTCTAGCTCACGAATTGGTTCTACTTTTTTCACGATATCACCTCCAAACTAAAAGAAAAGGCAGGATGTGCCTGCCTTTATAATTATTTCATAATATAATTTTAGCACATAAAATCATATATTTACTCCGGACTTACTCCGAGTTTACTCCAAAAAAACTCCAAGTTTACTCCAAAATTTCAATCTGTTCCCCATTGCGGTATAGCTCTGCAAATGCCATCAAAGCTTTCTCCAAAATTTCGTAATATGAACTTTCTGAAAGAGACAAGTCCATTGCTATTGTTTCATTCTTCTTGCAATCCCACTGAAGGTACTTTTCGAAAAGTATCCTACGATATAGAGGATCGTGTAAGCCGCTAACCGCTTGCTCAATTGCATCCAGCTCAAGCTCTGCATCAACTTTCCGTATAGCTAACTTCTCGACTTGACTATTTCTTCCACTTGACGGATTTCTCGGCATAAATGAGTAGGTTGTCGTTACTCTCTGACCTTCGGTGTCATTGGCCACACGACGCCAGCGAGGATATCCTTCTAAAATTTTCTTGGCATTTTCTTTTGTTTTAGTTTCGTTTATATCAGGAAAGAAGGGCATCGCTCACCTCGTTTCTATCTCAAGTAATTCTTCCGTCGAAATCTTCGTGATTGCTTCCACTTGATAATCTTACCATCGTTATTGTTGTTGAAATAATCTGGCAGTCTTGCTGTAGGACTTTCTTTATAGACAACTTTCTCAACGACCTGGACTCCAGGCATCATTTCATCATCTATCCATCCAACTAACCAAGCAGGATTCACGTCATATGTTTTAGCAATCATTTCAATTTGCTTAATGGACGGATATCCGCCTCGCTCATACAAATGGATTGTATTTTGTGAAACACCTGTCTCTTTCGCCATCTGTCCTACAGATAGACATAGATCCTCTCTAAGTTCTTTCAATCTTAGTTGCATCTTGCTCTCCACTTTCTAGTATTAGCTTTTATGAATGCAGCCTGCTCTTGCATCTGTTTCCATTCATAATCCATGATGATCTCAAGTTGATTGTTACAAAGACCTTTTAAAAAATCGTTTTGAGCTTCTAACTTTTCAATGTCCTTATAGGCCCTTTTATACAGTTCATCTTCCAGAAATCTAATGCGCTCTGCCATCGATTCCTGAATGATGATGTAAGTTGGTTTCTTGTACTTGACCATCACAATATTACCTCATCTCCTATTTTTAGAGATTCATAGTTTGTTTTAGTAACTACGAATATTCCGTAATTTTGTACTGTGATAGTGTACATGCCACCAATCTTCTCCTTTTGTAAGACTCTGCCTTTGATTTCTGCGCCTTGATTATCAGCTTGATAGATAACCATCGGGCGTTTTTCTTCTAGTTTTTTAATGTGGATACTCTGCCAGATATTTAATCCAGCAGACAATAATATCCAGATTGTGATAAATCGTTTCATCCCTCAACCTCCTCTTCATCGTATGGTATGTCTCCATTTGATAAGTACTTAGATTCAATCATCAAGAAATCATTGACACATTGCTGACTACAAAAACAATTTTCAACATCGTTAAATAATGCTAGAATAACATGATTCTCTTGTACTACCAGAAACTCGTCTTCGATTTCTTTACAACAGTTTGAACACTCATAACTCATCACTCCACCTCATTTCTCAATTCAAAATCAATTCCATACATAAGGAGACAACTTTGAAAATCCACAAATTCTTCAACCGCTTCAGCTTCTTGAAAGTCGTAATTCTCAACTGAAAGCAAGAAATCATCAATATCATTTCTTTGGACACTTCCGTATTCTGTCTTTGTATGTTCCATAGCTTGTTCATAGCCATCTACATCAATTGTGTAGCGTATTCTGCCAGCTGAATAATCATATTTGTAATTCTTGATAATCATCACTCAACCTCCTCCACTTCAAATAGTGGACTATTAAACACTTCACCAAAACCAGAATATTCTAGTTCCTTTCGTGTAAATTTTTCGTTGTTTTTCCCATTGTTAAAAAAGTGGAATCCAGTTTCTGTTTGATTTAGATAATCATCTGTATTTTTTAACTTGACTTTGTATTTTGGCTCTTTCTCGGCCTCATAGTCAGTCAACCACGCTCGAGCGAAAAGTTCTTGGTTGTTTTTGTCATTAAGCCATTTCTTCACGAATTCGCTTTTTTTAGCGTAGAGATGGATTGTGTTACTATCTAGTGCATCACGCAAACTAAAATTTTTTAAAAGTTGGCATTCGAAAATCCAGTCATCCATAAAATTAGGTAAAAGCACTTTATTCAATTCTTGCCTAATCTTATCAGCATCCTTCAATTGATTACCAACCCATGCTCCCTCAAGTTTGCCTTGCTCGTAACCACTACGGTATTTCATTGAACCGTAGTCGTCCCCTAATTCTTTTAGAATATCATTAAGCCATCTGGTTTGAGTTGTTGGATCAAACCCTCTTATTCGACGAACGACATCTTTTAACTTGAACGGCAACGGTTCTGGTTCGTCTAAAGACCGTAAGTCTTTCAAAACCAAATCAACCGAGGTCATTTTTTTCTTGCTAGCTTTAAATTTTTCGTATCGCTCAATTAGTCCCTGAATGTTCATTAAAATTCCTCACTTTCAATTTTTCTGATATCAACAACCTCTTCAAGATATTCCTTTGAACACCAGTCGTATTCAACGCATTGTCTAATAAATCTTTTTTTATAAAAACAATGCTCTATGTATGCGATTGGAAATAGCAAAGCGATGAAAGGTGAACAAATGATTAAAAATAAATAAATAAATAGCAATTCCACAAACTTTTGAGTCTGCAATATATTCATAAAAATCTACTAAATCTTTTATTCTTTTAAAATGCCTGATAAAAATAATATAGTTTTTTCTTTTCATCCTTCACAACTCCTTAAAACGGCAACCCATCATCTGAAATATCCATTGGATGACTTTCTCCAAAACTTGGTGGCATCTGGTTTTCCATACTTGACTGGTTCGCAGAATTATCCTTCTTTTCAAGAGTTTGAAAACTTTCAGCTACAACTTCCGTCACATAGACACGTTCCCCCTGCTGATTATCATAGCTACGAGTCTGGATTCGGCCTGTGATTCCCACAAGAGCACCCTTTTTGATCCAATTTGCGAAATTCTCAGCCTGCTTACGCCACATAATGCAATTAATGAAGTCAGCCTCTCGCTCTCCGTTTGCGCCTTTAAAATTTCGATTGACTGCAAGGTTGAAAGTCGCAACTGCAACATTTGACGGCGTGTATCGTAATTCTGGATCACGAGTTAAGCGCCCAATTAACACTACATTATTGATCATCTTTCTTTTCCTTTCTTGCTGCACGTTCTCCGATTAAATAACCTAAGAACATCCATAAAATAGCCATTTCAAATTCTTTAATAAATTCAATCATTTTATTATCCTCCTGAAAAAGTTGCTAAATAGTAACAGTCCTTAGCACCGTAGTCGAATCTTGTTGTCCGCCGACCGATGTGCTTTTGAAACCTTGGGTGAGTGATAGCCGAGAATGCCCATTGATGGTCTTCCATACGTTCAATGAGATTATCAACGTTATTAAACGTCCCAAGAAAGAATTGACAGTGCCCGTTATAGACGAAGTAAAGATTTAACATCAATACCTCCTAAAATTTCATAAAAGCCATCCAGTGAGTTGTTCCACGCTGTTGCCCAAAAAGTGGTTGATGCGGAACCAATTCCAAAATTTCTTTAACATTTACTTGAGCATCAGACCACTTAAAAATAAGTGTTCCACCTGTTTTCAAGACTCTAAAACATTCTTCAAAACCTTGTTGTAAATCTAACCTCCAAGTCAGCAATTCTAGTTGTCCGTATTGAGCACGCATGAATGATTTCTGACCAGCCCAGAGAAGGTGTGGCGGATCAAATACAACAAGGTTAAATGTTTCATCATCAAATGGCATGTCTCGAAAATCTGCAACAATATCTGGCTTGACATTGATTTTCTTTTTGTGAATTTCAAATTCTTCTTCACGTCTATCCATGTATGTTGTGTGTGGCTCTTGTTTATCAAACCAGAACATCCTAGACCCACAGCACGCATCTAGTATTCGTATTTCTTTCATCCCTAACCTCTCTAAAAGTAATCTTTCCTTTTGTTTTTTAAGTCATTGAATATCATCAAATGATCATTGTCCACACCCTTCATCAACCGACTCATGAATGGCCGACCATATCGCTTTTGGATTTCCTGTGCAGTTAGGTTTG